AAATATAGTGTAGGACTATTTCCTGAATAATGTGAGTTAAAAAAATAATAACCTCCGCCGTGTGTTACATCAAATACTGCTGAAGCTGGTAAATAGTTATCAGCGTAAAAATCAGCAGTTAATCTTGTTTCAATTGTATTGTTAGCATCATTAACAGTTGTAGTAATTCCATTTGTACCTACAAATCCTAAAGTTTGTGTGGCTAAATTTATTGTTCCTGTTGTAGATGTATTATCTCCTACAACTAATGTAGCACTGCCTCCTGATTGATTGCCTGGTTCGTATCGACCTAATGCACCATTAAAAATTAAAATTTGACCATTTGTAGGATTTGTACCAGCTACATCAGATAAATCTTTTATACTAGAGTTTTCTGAAAGTATTTCGTTATAAGCACCTGAGTCTGCAAAGTAGGCCTTTGCTGCACCTGTTGCTATTGCAAACTGACCTTGATATGTTGTAGCGTTAGGAAAAGCACTTGTGTTTGCAAAATTAAATCTTATTTTATTTCCTGAACCTGTAGAATCTATTGTTCCATTTCCAGTTAAGGATAAATTTGATATTGATGTAGTAGCGGCCGCACCTAATGTGATTGTATTACCACCAATAGATATAGTGGAATTTGCTAACTGAGCATTTGAAACTCCAGCACTTTTAATTGTAACATCTCCAGTTGAAACTGCAAAACTAGCAGTATTAAATGTAGCGACACCTGCGTTTGAAGAAGTTGCTAATTCGGCAGAAATAGTTAATGAACTTGCACCTACTATAGTATTAATTCCTTCGCCTGCTAAAAATTCTAATTTACCACCTAAAGCTACAGAATTTTGAGTTGACGATTCATCTGTAAATCTTATATAAGGAAGTGCTAAATTTGCATTTGTGATTCCTGCTGAACCACTTAAATTTGTATTTGTAAGGCCTGTTATTGTATTAGAGCCGGCTGCAATTGTTTTATTAGTCAAAACATCTGAAGAAGTTTCAGTAAGAACGTTACTGTCTAAACCTATTGTAATCGTGTCACCTTGACTAACTGTAGTTGTAATACCATCATTACTTTTTAATTTTAAAGTGCCACCTAATGCAATAGAAATAGCAGAAGAAGAATCATCTCTTATACTAAAACTTGAATTTGTTAAAGAGGAGTTAGCAATATTTGAAAGTGTATTATTTGAACCACTAATAGTTTTATTTGAAAAAGCAATTGTGTTACTGTTTGTAGCAATTGCAGTAGCTCCTGATAATAAATTTAATTCTGTAGGTGTGGCAGTAAGTGTAATTGTTGTACCATTACCAATGGCATTATAAATTTCATTAAAGTTATCGTTTATAATTGCACCACCGACACGTAAATTATTACCACTTCCGTCGTTTGGTGCTGCACCTATATTAATTGTTTGTTTAGCCATTGATTATTCTTTCTCTATATTTATAATCATTTTAAGGTGTTGTATCATCAAAAGTTATAGGGTTACCATCTCCATCAATTGTTTGGTCAAATCTAGTTAAAGTGTTATCAAATCTATTTACAGGAGATATTGGAAAAATTTCAGCAGGTATTGTTAATTTTGTTTTAACTAGTCTACCTAAATCAGTTGAAGAAAATAGTAATGTATTTTCTTGTCCATCTAAAGATGATCTTGTACCAAAAGTTAAGTTAGCACTTAATTCAGCAATAGAATAGTTTGTGCCTGGTTGTCTAATAAATGAACGTAAAGCTTCTCTATTAATTGTACCGTAACGTGGGCCGGCATAACCAAAACCTTGAGCAATCGTAACATTATTAAATATTCCTCTTAAACGTGTTAATAAAGAAAGATTTACACCCTCATTGAAAAACGTAACATCTCTTGTTGTATTTGAAAAAGGTGAAATAGTAGAAGTATCTAAATCTGCACCTAAACCTGATTGTGCATTTGCTCTCACCGTTGTACCATCACTTTCTGTACCCAATCTTCTACCAAATATTGTTGAGAACAATGTGTTTATAATAGAGAATATAGGATCGTCTTGTACTTGTGATATTTCACCTACAACTGGAGCTCGTGCTTGCATATCTATACGTGATTGTATATTTACTTTATTAGCAAAATAAAAACCTGCTGTATGCATTGTTTTTTTAAAGTCATCACGCCACTCATTAATAGATCGTGCAACTTGAATTAAATAAGAAAAATCCTGATAAAGTAAACTATCTTGAACTTTCATTGTAAATTCAGAAATTTGTCCATCTTCATTAATGAAAACTCCATCTGTATCTCTTAAAGCACCTATTTGAATAGTAGCTGTAGCGGTTGTAGATTTTTTAATTGTTGCTGTTGCTCCTGTAATAGAACCTGTAATAGTAGAATTTATTGTAAATGTTCCTGACACATTTCGTAAAACTAACAATCCTGTGTTAGCATTAAAACTTTCAATTACACCTGTGGCACCTGTGTTACTTGTAATTGTTTCGTTAGTTACAAAGGTTAGTATTCTTTGTGTAATAATTAAATTTGTTTTAAACGTTAAAGTAGGAGGTGTAGGAGCATTTTCGTGTTCTGCACCAGCATCAATAATATTTAATTCTCTTACTCTACCTATATCAGAACCAAAAACTTTTAAAGAACCATTTAGACCTGTTGTCGTAGATATTGTAACAATAGGTAATCTTGTATAACCTGAACCTGAATTATATAAAAATATATCTGTAATGTCTGCTATACCTGAACCTGATTCTTGTACAATAACATTACCTGAATAGTTGTCGTCTTTCGTTGTAGCATCTTCTAAAACTATTCTATCACCTGAATTATCCTCATTAATAATACCTCCATTTACAATTTTGATAAATCCAGCAGCACCAGCTCCATTTGTATTTGTATTAGTAAATATTAAATCGTCTCCTATTGTATAACCTACACCTGCATTATCTATAATTACTTCAGAAATTCCACCAGAAGAAATTGATTTAGTTTGTATTAAAGCTCCAAAACCTCCTCCTGTTATTTGAACAGGATCTTCATTTTGGTAAAGAGAACCTTCATTTGTAATATCATAAGAAACCGGAATACCTGTAATTTCTGATTTAATAATAAAATCATCATCATCATTACTTGTTCCTCTTATTTCTTCGCTGACCTGAAATGTTCCAAATATACTATCATCATTTAAAGTTATTTCACTAACAATATGCCCTCCAATAATAAATTTTATAACATCTTCTACAATCGCCGTAGCGTTAGAAGTTTGGCCTGTAATTGTTCTGCCTACTAAATTATTATTATCGCCTTGTGTTTCTATACATCTTATAATTTTTTTTGATGTAAATTTACCATCAGATACTCTTAAAATTTGTTCTCTTGGCAAAATTGTTTCAGAATTTTCATTAAACAATAATCTAAAAAATGTTTTATGTCCTTCAATAGTACCTTTACTTTGATATAAAGATTTAATATTTTTAATTAATTTTCTTTTATCTACACCAGCATTTAAATTTTCAGTTAATGTTGTTACAAATTCATTTCTAAATTGATATAAAAAATTCGATATTACTTTATCTGGATCTCTAAAGTTTAATAACTCTTGTATATTGTTTACAGGATTAGGTTTATAATTATTAATTATAGCACTTGCATTTGAAGATAGTCCTAAAATAGTTTCACCAATAATAAATTTATCTTGTGCAACAATAAACAATCTATTGTTATTTAAATCTTCAGTGAATACTGTTGAAGTAGCCTTTGATGTTTGACCTTGTATAGTTTCTCCTCTAGTAAATTTACCAAAAAAAGAACTTTCTAAAAGTATTTTATCTCCTTCGTCTAAAGGAGTAATATCTGAGTCTATGCGTGAACCATCTAATAATAAATTATTTAAATTTTGGGTTTCTGTTTCTAATTGTACACCATCTGTTGTTTGAACAGAAGTTACCGATAATTCGGCAGCCTCCAAAAATGTGTAATATGTTTTTAAAAATTGTAAAAATTTAGGATGATCGTCAAGTACAAAATCAGGTACTTGTGAACCTATAAGACTTGAAAGTTTGTCTTTAAATATAGCCATAACTATTAATAGCTATTGTTTGTTGTGTAACCTACTCCTGCATCCGAAGAACCACCTATAAAAGTATCTATTTCAACAGTTACAAAAGAATTTTCAATGTCTATTTCTATAATCTGATCTCTTACAGGTACTATATCGTTTGAACTTGGTTTTACAGTTAATTCAATAGACGTGGAATTTTCACCTCTAATATTTTCTACGTTTGTAATATTTAAAGATGTTAATGTAATTTGGCCTGTATTATAATTAATTATACCTTGGTTATTATTTACGTATGTTCTTACTCCACCAACCAATCGGTATCTTCTTATATTACCTGAACCGTCATCATCTAAAAAATAAATGTTTGTAGTATCGCCACTTATTTTAAATCCTGATGATTCTAATACACCACCATTTACTACGTTATAACCCAATACAGGATTAAATATAGCGTTTCTAAAATATATATCATATCTTAATGAAGAATTTAAAGTAGGTGTAAAAGTTTTTCTTATTTTAATTGTAGTGGTGTTTGAAACTATACTTGTATCTGTATCATCTATTAAACCTACTATTTTGGAATATCTAAAAACTCCATCAAATTTTTGTAAAGTATCAGTATTATAATTTGTTAAAGCTGTTAATACGTTTGTTTTTAAAGTATCAGAAGATTTTGTTGTTAATCTTGAATCGTATTTAACTATTGTGGTAATTAATACTTTTGTTATTTCAGGATCAACAATAACTGGCCTTACTGAAGCTACGTTATATGGTTTTAATGCGGTAATTATATTTTGTTTTGTAGAATTAGTAAGTGTTGAACCACTGGCCGCTTTAATTGCAATTTTAACTGTACCGTAAACAGGTGTTTCGTCATCTTCTCCTCCCCAAGCACTTATCGATTGAGCATTTGGATAAATTGATCTTACAATTGTTTCATAATCAGAAGTTGTAACTGCACGATTTTGAGCTGCATAACTTAATGGTGCATTAAAACGAATTGACTCTTTTGATTCAGCAGCAGAACCACCTTGCGATATGGAATTTGTTGTAATTGTAATGTCGGAAAATCCACCGATTGTTGATGCAATAGAAAATGTAGAAGCTCCATTTGATTCATCTCTATTTGTAACAATATATTCTAATATTACTATATTGCCTTCTTGTAAAGCTGCACCTATAACACCATCACCAAAATAAACTTCAAATTTGCCTTCGTCAGTTTCTTGTAAAAAATAAACTTTAGAAATATCAGTTACATTATTATAACCACCTGCTAAAGAGTAAATATTTGTTGTTGTATCGTTAGAACTATTTTGAACAGAAACTTTTAATGTAGTTGTATCAGTATTATCACTTTGAATTATAAATTTTTGGTCTGAATCATTTGTATCAACAGTGTATCTATAAGTTACAAGTGTGCCTTCATATATTTCTACATTTGAAAAGTTATAAACACCATTTGTAGGTGAAATAATATAATCTTCGTTTGTTACATATTGATAAGAAGTGCCATTTAAACTTGTTGTAAAAGTTGTGCCTTTATTTAATGTTAAAGTAGGGCCTGTAGCATCATTAACCTCAATGTTAATGTCAGCATAGGGTGATCTTACAGAAGTTGGTGTGTAATTTAACATTTTTGCTAATGACACAACATTTTTTCTTATGTCAGCGCTATCTAAGTACATTTCGTTTGCTAACATATTAGCATTGAAGCCTAGATAGTGTGTATTATATGCTAGTACATCTAAAAGAATGGCAAAACCTGAACCTTCAAAATTATAATCTTGAAATTCTGTTTGGCTTTGTAAAAATGTTTTTAAATTAGACTTAACAACGTCAAAATCAAAATCTGCTACTTCTAGTTTGTTACTTGCCATATTATCTTAGTCTTTCTAAAAAAGATTGTACTTCTACTAATTCATTTGAACCTACAACATAAAAATAAATTCTTAAATCATAAGAATTATTATCAATATTTGGATTAGCAACAATTTGAACTAATCTAATACGAGGTTCAAAATTTACCAAAACTTCCTGCACTCGTCTTTGTAACATTAGTGCAGTCATTGGTGTAATTGGTTCAAATAACATCGCTCTAATACTAGAACCTAATTCAGGATGAAAAGGCCTTTCAAAGTGTGATGTATTAATTAAATTTCTTACACTTCTCTTAACAGCTTCTACATCTGTTAACTTATTTACATCATTTGTTACCGAATTACGACCAAAATCTAAATCTAAATCTCTATATTGTTGTGTAGCTCTTTTACTCTTGTTTAAAGAACCAGCATCGTAGTTTGGCATATGTATATTTATATTAATTTACTGAAACATTATCAGAACCACTAATAATATCGCCACAAGATGCTGAATCACCTTCTCTACACACTCCGATACCATTTACAAATACGTTTGTTGAACCTTCTGACATAGGTGGTGATGGACTATGTGGTGGCAATCCGTGTCCTGCAACTCTATCGCCAATTCTAACAACTCCAAAGCTATTTACAAAAACATTTTCACTTCCTTCAAACGCAACACCGCCGGCAGCGTCTGTATCTTTACGTGCAACGCCTGGCATTATCTTCCTTGGCCTCTATACTTCTTATAACTTCGTCTTTTATGTTTATTCATCATAGAAGAACTTGTATAACCTCTACCGATACTTGTATATTTCGGTTTTCTATTTGATTTTTTTGTATTT